CTTTGCCTCGCGTAGCGAGATGGTCCTGCGCACCGGCTACGACGCGGAAACAGTCGACGCGGAAAACGCCGCCGATCTGGCCCGGGCCACAGCTCTAGGCCTCAATTACACCACTCTCGAAGCTTTCGTCCCCATCGACGACAAGGAGCAACCATGAGCAAGAAAGCGCGCCCGCGCATTTATAACCGAGCGGGCAAACGCGTGCAGGTACAGGACAAAACCTGGTATGCCGTGCAAGCCAGCGGCGAAGCCGCCGAGCGAGTCATTGAAGTGTTCGTCTACGGTGAGATCGGCGCCTGGGGTATTACCGCCAATCAGTTCGTGCAGGATCTGCGCGCCATGGACGATGGCGTCTCGCCGGTAATCGCCGCGTTCAACAGCATCGGCGGCGATTTGTTTGACGGCTTGGCCATGCACAACGCGCTGTCGCGTCTGGGCGAGCGTTGCACCGGTCGGATTGACGCGCTGGCCGCCAGTGCCGCCAGCGTCGCAGTCTGCGGCGCACATAAGGTCGTGATCGCAGCCAACGCCATGCTGATGATTCACAACCCATGGACCTACGCGGCCGGGGACGCCGAAGACTTCCGCAAGGTGGCCGACGTCCTCGACCAAACCATGGAAGCGATCATAGCGGCCTACAAGGCGAAGGCGCCGGACATTGATGAGATCGAATTGCGGCGACTGGTCGCTGCTGAGACTTGGCTGACGGCCAACGAAGCCGTGGCCTTGGGCCTAGCCGATGAGGTCGGCGACGGAATCAAGGTCAAGGCGTGCCTCGGCCAAGGTGGTGTGCTGCAGCGTTACCAGCACGCGCCGGCTGAATTGCTGGCCCAGTTCGACGAGCCACCCGAACCGGATTCGGAATTAGAGCCAGATGATCCGCCTCAGACGCCGCCGGTAGTCGATGCCGCCAAATTGGCGCTGATGATCACCCAGCGTTGCGCGGAGGCGGGCATCAGCAACCTGGTCGCGCCGCTGCTCAGTTCGACCAACCTCGAAAGCGAAGAGATCGTCCAGGCCGGCCTGACACGCGCGAAGGCGGTGAATGACCTGTGTGTGGCTGCGCGCTTGCCAGAGTTCAGTGCGGAGTACGTCGCTGCCGGTCTGGATGCGGCGGCAGTTCGGGCGCGTCTGTTCGACAAGATCGTGGGCAGCGGCAAGGGCTTTGAAATCGACAACAGTCTGCCGCTGGCAGACGACCCAGCACCCAAGGTGCTGGCCAAACAACCTGATCCAACTTCGATCTGGGCCGCGCGCCAAGTGGCTCAGTCTGGAACCGCGCACGGCGCGAAAGGAGCAAGAACATGAGCATCAAAAAAGAGCCGATCCACGCGGGCGAGTTTCTCCTGTCCGAGGGCGCCGGGAACATTTCGCGCGAGTCGATAAACGTCGCGGCAGGCCCTGCGCTGGATCCGGGGCAAGTCCTGGGTCTGGTTACCGCTACGGGTGAGTTCGCGCCGTATCACCCAACCGCCGAGGATGGCACCCAGACCGCTGTGGCGATTCTCTTCGGACCGCTGGGTGAGTCGGACGTCGTGCGGCGTGGCCGTGCCGTGGTGCGTTTGGCGGAAATCAGCGAGGCGCATTTAACCGGGCTTGATCTCGATGCCGAAAAGGCTCTGGGCGCTCATTTCCTGATCGTCCGCTAAGACCGTCAGTCACATTTATCCACCCCGCCTGAGCGGGGTTTTTCATTTCTGGAGAGTACCCATGGCCGAGATCGCCATTTTTGACGATGAAGCGTTCACCGTCACTGCGCTGACTGCTGCACTCAACGATCAACCTTATTTGCCAGGGCGCATCAGCGCTTTGGGCCTGTTTCGCGAGGAAGGCATCACCACCCTGACCGTACAGATTGAAAAGGACGGCGACACCCTGGCACTGGTGCCTGCCGGTGAGCGCGGTGGTTCTGGCCTGGTGGTCGCGGCCAGCAAGCGCAATATGATTCCGTTCAACACCGTCCACCTGCCGGAGCGTTTCACCATCAAGGCCGACGAGATCCAGGGCATTCGTGCCTTCGGTACTCGCACCGAGCTACAAGCGGTGCAGGATGTGGTCAACGCCCGCCTGGCCAAAGCGCGCCGTCAGTTGGATGCGACCCATGAGTTCCAGCGCATGGGCGCACTGAATGGCCTGATCCTCGATGCCGATGGTTCGACAGTTCTGTTGGACCTTTATGACCGCTTCGGTGTGCAGCGTCAGAAGCTACCAATGGGCTTGGCAGACCCTAGTACTGAGTTGCGGGTTAAATGCGGTGAAGCGTTGGATATGCAAGAAGACGCGCTCGGCAGCGTCACCAGCACCAGTTCCCGCGCCTTCTGCGGCAAGAACTTCTGGAACAAGCTGATCGTTCACAAGTCGGTCAAGGAAACCTACCTCAACAGCCAGCAAGCGGCAGCGTTGCGCGGTGATGCCCGGGAGAGCTTCGAGTTCGGCGGCATTATCTGGGAACGCTACCGTGGCAAGGTGGCCGGGGTGTCTTTCGTCCACGACGACAAGGCGTTGCTGGTCCCTGAGGGTGTGCCTGATCTGTACATCTCGGTGTTTGCGCCGGCGGACTACATGGAAACGGTCAACACTCAGGGAATCCCTTACTACAGCATGATCGAACCGCTGCCGTTCAACAAAGGCATGGCCGGTGAAGCCCAGTCCAACCCGCTGCACCTGTGCACCCGACCTCGCGCCCAGATCCTCCTGGAGCTCTGACCATGGGCTTTCGCGATCTGATCGCCGAAGTCGACGCGGTGGTGTTCGAGACCCTGGGTGACACCGCTCGGATCGAAGGCCGGGACGAGCCGGTGCTGGGCATGTTCTCTGCGCCCTGGCTGCAGCCGAAAATCGGCAAGCTCAACACCGGCCTGCGCGAACCTCGTTTCGAGATTCGTGTCAGCGACTCGCACGGACTGGAGCAGGGTTTGCTGGTCACTATCGAACTGCCTGAGTTGGATGGTGGTGGCGAGTATGACCTGCTGCAGCTGGAGCCCAGCGGTGACGGTCTGGTCGCCTTGATTTTGAGGATGCGCGCATGAGTGTCGGTAGCTACTTCAAGCCGTCGGCCGGTGGCGGAATGCTGTCTATCCAGTCCTCGGCTGCGGACCTGAAAGCGTTCCAAGACTTCGCCAAACTGGTACCGAAAGCCGCAGCGGCAGCGCACCGGCGAGCGATCAACAAGACGTTGGGTTGGCTGCGCACTCACATTGCCCGCGCAGTCAGCCGGCAAGAGCGCATCGCCGTCGCGGCGGTGCGTCAGCGTCTGCGCAGTTATCCGGTGTCCGGGGGAGCCACGAGCGGCAAGTTGTGGTTTGGTCTCAACGCGATCGAGTCCAGCCGGATCGGGCGAGCACGGCAGTCCGGTAGCGGCGTGTCGGTGGCCGGGCGGCGGTATCAAGGGGCTTTCCTCAAGAAGGTCTATGGCAACAAACCCGACATCTGGATCCGCACCGCGAGCAAGCACTTCAATGCAGACGACTATCCCGACAGCACAGTGTCGGGAGGCGGTGGTGCCAGTTCGGGTTGGGTCGCGGAAAACGGCGATCGCTTTCCGCTGGCTAAAGCCAAGGTGTCGCTGGAGCAAGCCCGTCCGCACTTCGACACCTGGGTCAAACGGGCCGATGCGCGTCTGTTGGAGATCCTGCACCAGGAGCTCAACTTTGAGCTGCAGAAGTACCTGAAGGGGACGGCCCATGTCTGACGAGTCTTATAGTCTGGACCAGCTTTATCAGGCGATCGAGCAGCACCTGGTGAGCAATCTGTCCGGCATCAAAGCGGTAACGGCGTGGCCCAACATCAAGGACCGCATCGCATTGCCGGTGGTGTTTCTTGAAATGGCGGAGATGGAGCCAGGCGTTGATATCGGTACTGGCGAGACCAGCCTGATTTGCCGGTTCGAAGCACGGATCATCGTTGATCCGATCCGCCCGAAACACTGCCAGCAGGCCGCGCACCTGGCGGCGCAACTGGCCGTGTTGTTGCGCCTGCAAACCTGGGGTCTGGCGGTTGAGCCCGCCGAGTTCGTGCAGGCCACACAGGATTGGACCAAGCCAGAGCTCGACGGTTACGTGGTTTGGTTAGTCGAGTGGACCCACCAGATTTATTTGGGCGTGGAGGAATGGCCATGGCCAGATGAACCGCCGGGCTCGCTGGTGATCAATGTCGAGCCAGGTGACGGCCCGGTTCATCCGGAGGATCTGTGAGTTACGCCAGTGCGGAACATGACCGCATGATCGCCGCCATGCTGATGCCTTGCGTGGTGGTC